AGAGAAGTTAGTCCCCGTCATACTTGCCACATCAGCTGATCGTGTGACGGTTGAGGAGGTTGTGGGGATGTAGGAGGTTGCAAACTCACCAGTTTCTGTTTGCAATCCCCAGCAGTAAATACCATCTGTTCCGTTCATAGCAGGAAGAGTAATGCCTCCAGATGAATTGAACAACTGAATATTTAATGTCCCGTCGTTGCCATTAGACGATTTAAGAGCAATTCTATACCAACCATTGCCGCAGGGTTTGACTTCATACCACCCCGCGTTTACTGAGCTAATGATGCTCCCATCGGTCAAATCAACCACCAATCTGGCATCGGACGATCCGTCATAATTGTTCATCCAAAGTCCCGCATAATTCCAGCCATTAGCTTTTAAAAATACGCTCGCCGATACTGGATTAGTTGGTGAAGCTATTCCATATAAATAAGTATAAGTAGCACCAGAGTTTGGAACTACACTAGTAGCTGTGGTTGTACCGTCTGGAGCCACTGCTGCATTAGCAGTGATTGTTTCGTTCCCGCTTGTAAATGCTGCCGCCTGACTAATATCTCCACTATTAAGTACAACATTCGTCCTACTCTCCTCAATCAACAACCCCAGGCTGTTCCCATCGCTGTCGTGATCAAACCGTGCCTCATCTTGTGCAGCCGTGCGGATAATGCCGCTTTCGTCGGTATACGTTGCCGTGGACCCACGGGTAAAAGTAATCCGTGAGTCCAGTTTTTTGCTGTTGGCAAAGTCCAGGTTGAGCGACGGTTCAACAGCTGGGTAAAGATGTCGAATCGTCATTGTGCGACTCCGTTAAGGGTGATCGTCCAACCACGGGACTTGAGGTTGGTTACAGCGGTGGTGATGTTAGGTGTACCAGAACCTGCGTTGTAGTCAATGGTGATGTCTACAGAGGCAGGAGCAGATTGACCAGAGGTGTCGATGCTGTTAAGGATGTTTTCGACGGAGGTAGCGGTGAGGGAGGTGCAGGCGTTCCAAGTGCCAACAAAGCAGTTATTTACTGGTGTACCAGTCCAAGAATCGAAGAAGTTAGCTGGGAAGCTGGTAAGGCTGGTGCAGTAGTACCAAGCATAGGTAAAGTTTGTTCCACTAGACGTATCAATTAATGGGAAGCTAGTAAGGCTGGAGCAGCTTTGCCAAGCCTGAGAAAAATTAGTCCCACTAGACGTATTAATTAACGGGAAGCTAGTTAGGCTGTTGCAGCCGAACCAAGCAGTGTAAAAATTAGTCCCACTAGACGTATCAATTAAGGGGAAACTAGTCAGGCTGTTGCAGCCGTACCAAGCAACAGAAAAATTAGTCCCACTAGACGTATCAATTAAAGGGAAACTAGTCAGGCTGGAGCAGTTACGCCAAGCATTGCTAAAGCTAGTCCCACTAGAAGTATCAATCAAGGGGAAGCTAGTAAGGCCGGTGCAGTTGTACCAAGCCTCAGTAAAATTAGTCCCACTTGAAGTATCAATCAACGGGAAGCTAGTTAGGCTGGAGCATTGGAACCAAGTTCGGTAAAAATTAGTTCCACTTGAAGTATCAAGCAGGGGGAAGCTGGTAAGACTGTTGCAGTTGTGCCAAGCTCGGAAAAAATTAGTTCCACTAGACGTATCCAACAAGGGGAAACTGGTCAGGCCGGTGCAGTTGTACCAAGTGCTATCAAAAGTCGCAACGTTAGATGTATTGAGTAGTGGAAAACTTGTTAATCCAGAACACCCCAACCAACTAGATTGCAGAGTAGTGGCACTGGAAATATCAATTAAAGGAAAACTAGTCAAACCACTACAGTTATACCAAGCATCTCGAAAATTAGTCCCACTAGACGTATCAATTAAGGGGAAGCTAGTAAGGCTGTTGCAGCCGGTCCAAGCACTTTGGAAGTTAGTACCACTAGACGTATCAATCAACGGAAAAGACTTCAAATTTACGCAACCATTCCATGCAAGGTAAAGACTTGCGCCACCTGTTGCATCAACTGTTGCATCAAAAGATTCAAGATTGCTGCAACCCCAAAAACTTCTATCTCCGTCTATTACCATACTTTCTGGAGCAGGACCAACCGCTACAACCTTATTCTTGTGCGTTGCGTTGTTATTGATGTAGGGACGGAAATAAGTACCGCTATCCAACCTGAAACCAACCTCGTGATACCCGCCACCATCAGTAAAGGTGTGGTCACTGGTGGTCAAGGTTTCAACCGTTCCATCACCCCAGTCAACCGTTACCTGACCATCAGTAACAAAGCTAGGAAGACCAAAGCTGCTACCAAGGATCCGCCACCGCCAGAACTCATCGGTCTTGCCGACACTGGCGTTGATTTGGGTTTGAGTCAGGTCTTGGCTGTAGACAGCCGTGCGTTTAATCGGCGTTTCACCGGCGCCAACCAGCGACAACGTGGAGCCACCAGCCGCTGAACCAAAGGGTTCGTTGAGGATGGTGAAGCTATCGGTGTCGTAGATGCTGGAGTTGGTGAGGTTTGCTACGTCTGCTGAGCGGGTGACGGTTGAGCCATCAGTCGGAATATACGAACTGGGGTATGCGAGACCAAGCTCACACTGAAATCCCCACCAATGAAAGGTATATCCAAGTGGTTTATTTGCAGCTGGGTAAATTCCACCTGGGGCTCCAATGGTCCATGCGCTTGCTGTTGTGTTTTGAGTAACAAACCAGACACGATAAATACCTCCTCCAAGGTAATAACTACCATGTGACACTGGTGTGTACATATCATGCCCCACCCATTGAGTTCCGGTAGATATTGTTTTGTCTGCATTTATTGTGACTATGCCACGGGTGTAATTGGATCCAGCACTGCCTAAGGCAATAAACATATCGCCAGTGCTAGAATTTTGTGCATCAACATAAAGTGAGTAGCACACATAACCATCAACTGGAATTGTAAAATACGATCCAGGACCGCTTTGACGTATAGTGTTTGTTGCGCTTGTAGTTGTAAGTGTTACGAATTGTCCTGAACCAGTAGGTGATGGACCACCGGTTCCGTAGCTTACGTTTACGTCCAAAGATAGTGTCCATGAAGTATATGCTTCAGACCTTGTATGACTATTGGTGCTTGATGTTTCCACCAACAATCCAAGACTCTCACCAGTCGTTGGATCGTGGTCAAACCGTGCTTCGTGTGCTGCAGCAGTTTTAATCAGTCCATCGCTGCCAACGTAAGTGGCGGTGGACCCGCGTGTGAAAGTTACACGAGAGTCCAGACGCTTTTGCCGAGCGAAGTTAAGGTCCAGCGCAGGGCGTTGGGTGGGGTAAAGCTGTGAGATTGCCATTAGTTAACCTCCGGTTTGGTAGGCCAAACAGGGTTGGCAGGGTCAGTAGTGTTTGCAGGAAGGTCGCGCAGTGCTTGACGGTAAGTCCTCATTTCATCGGTGAGGGTTGCGTCAGCAAGGGCGAGATAGTCGGTTTCGGCGAGAAGTTGGTTCCGCTTAAAGCGGATACTTTCCATGAGCTGAGCTGGTCGGGCATCAATACCAGCTTGGTACTCAGCTTCTTCTTCAGTAGTGAACGGGACGTAAGTAATTTCTTCCGTAATGCCATTAACAATTTTGTGGTTGTTCATTAGACGTACCCCACTCGGATGAAACCGGAATCATAGGTGTTGCTATTTGGTGAAAAACTTACTCGGTCAATAAAATCAGTGCCGTTGTAGAAACAACCACCAACGTTTGTATAATTATTACCGCCATGATCACTAAGTGTCCACGAACCAATCCACCAATTACCATTGCCGCCCACTCTTGACATTTCAAATGTTCCGTTGTAAATAGCGTTATTACCACTAAAAGCGCTGTGAATCAAACTGATCCTGTTGTCGCTGTGGTTGTCCTCGAAATTGTTGCCATAACTAAGCGCCCACCTGTAATTAAGAGTAGTCACAATACTTCCATTTCCAAATCGAAGGAGAACTTGAGATCCACCATTATTTAACGCAGAAACTTCTCCAATAGCAATTTTAATGTATTGAGCGGTAGTAGGAATACCAGTTACAGTGACACCAGTTGTCCCGTCAACTTCAACAGGAGCTAACCAAGTGAACCCAGCAGCAACAGTCGCCCACTGCGGAGCACTGCCAGAACCTTGGCTTTGCAGAAACTGACCGCTAGTGCCGTAGTTTGCACCGCTTAGACCAAGGTTACCGTTAAGGGTAAGAGCATCAACACTGACACTCGCCGGATCTTGGAACGCCATGCCGCCAAGCATTCCGTTAAGCGGAACCTCGTTAGCAGCAGTACCAATATCGTGTTGAGTGACAATCGGAACTTGACTGAGATTAAACTCAGTAACTTGAATCAGACCAGCGCCATTGGCGTCAAGGTCGATGTCACCGTCAGTAGTAGAGGTGTTGATTGCAAACGTTTGAACGTCTAGGTCACCACCAAGTTGAGGGGTGGTGTCAGTAATTAGATCAGCAGAAGCTGCTGCCCAAACGTTATCACCACGGAGAAAATTACCAGAACCCGGTGTACCAGTTGCCGACAGTTCAGCAATACCAATGGCATCATCTGCCATCTTAGCATTAGTGATCGTGTCGTTATCAATAGTCCAAGTAGTACCATTACCAGAAACAGTAATGTCACCCTTATCACCATCAATTACACCATCAATCTTACTCCAGGCACCACCGACATAACCTTCAAACTCATCACGAGTAGTGTTATAGCGGAAGTAACCATTAGTAGGTGAACCGTCACGTTGAGCATCAGTACCAAGAGGAATAACAGCAGAACCATTACTACCAGTCTTAATAACTGCATTAGAAGCAGCAGAAGGAATGGTTACAGAACCAGTCTGTTGATCAACACTAAAGGTGTTACCAACTTTAAACTTACCTTTATGGTCAGTAATAGCTGCCCAAATCTTACCGTTGTTAAGTTCAATGGTTTGTTTGGTTTCATCCGGCACACCACCGTTTTCAGGCAGTGCTCGGTAGTCAGTACCACTACCAACATATTCCATCGTGTGACCGCTAGAAGCAATCATAGAACGAAGGAAGAAGCTAACAGCAGCACCACTGCTTACAGCACCATCAAGACCAAGGTTATTGGTAAAGTCAGTAGGATCAGGACGAATAATTGTTACATCCCACCCAGCACCGTTAGCAACAGCACTCAGGACAGGATAGGTATTACCACCAATATCCACAAGCATGTTGTCTTGAGGACGGGTAGCAGAACCATGCCACGGAGAACCAGCAGAAGGTGCACCAATGGTAAAGCTGATGTCACCGTCGTTAGCAGTTGCAGTCGTTGTTGCAGTAAAGATAGCGTTAGTAGAACGACCATCAGCAATCAACGAATGGCTACCAAAGTCAGACGTAGAAGCAGCAAGGTTAGCTTGACCACCATTCTTAGTCTTCAGATGGTAATGACCAAAGAAAGAATAAGAGCTAGTAGCTTGGCAATAACCATTATTGGTAACAAAGATACCAGGACCGTTAAGCGCAGTGTGGGTGTAGCTATCGCACACCATAGACCGCAACGGAGAGTTGCTAGCAGGGGTGTTACCATCAATTAAGATACCACCACCAGTCGGTGCGGAATCAAGGTCACCAGCAGCGCCTTCACCCGGAGTATGTGGGGTAAAGGTTACGTTGTTGATCTGGGAGTCGGAGAAGTTAGTACAGTTTTGGATGTACGGAGACTTCTTAATACTTGCACCAGGATAGAACGCAAAGTTCCAACCTTGGTTAGTAGGCAGACCGTAGGTAGCGTCGGTATCAAGTGAGTTACCACCACGAGTACCGCTAGCCTTCATACCAGTCAAGGTAAGACCGTAGAAATAAGTACCGCTGTTAACACGGAACATCGTGCTAAGCTCATTAGGCTCAGGCACATCTACGTCATATCCAGCTTGATCAGCAGTAGGAATAGCAGGGTGAATAATGCAGTTCCTTAGGGATTGACCAACGATAGAAATGTCATTCTTTTCAATGTCAATCGGGAACTCTTCACCGTAGATACCAGGCGCAACAAGAACGATGCTGCCGTCACCATCAGGATCAGCGTTAATATCTTCAATAGCTGCTTTAATGGTACGCTTAGGGTTACTGATACGGTGACCAGCAAGGGTATCATCACCGTTAACAGAGTCAACGTAGATAACCTTAGTCAGTTCGGTAAACGCACCACCAGAAGCAACAGCTACCCAAGCACTACCATTCCAAATCGAAACAGTCTTGTCAGCATCATTTTGAAGCCAGGTTTTACCTACTTCCCAGTCTGATCCGGTTGGTGTAGCGACCTGAACAAGAGTGTCAAATCGCTTAGCAGCAGCATAAGTCGTAGGCAGCTGATTATCACTATCCCAAGAAGGAGACCCAGCATTTTGCTCAGCATACGTGACAATATCTGCATCTTTGATCTTGCTAAAATCAATTGTGTTGTCAGCGAGACCAAGGGTAATGGTACCGTCACCATCGTCAGTTACGGTAATACCAGTACCATCAGTACCAATGTCGTTGGTTATAGCGTCGTCAATCTTTGCAGTAACACGGTTTTCAATCGAAGCCGTGGTTGCAATCTGACTGTCAACAGCGTTCCAAGTTTCGTTGCTGTGGATAGTTTCAGTTTCGTCATCCCAGCTGTTAGCTTCAAAATATTGTTTGTTAACAGCATCTTTAGCGTTAACAGGATCAGCCATTTCGGTGATCCGGTTGTCATTCATATCGACGTTGGTATCAAACTCACCGTCGGTTTTAGTTACATACTGGTCTTCAATTTCCTGTGCAGAGTACAAGACCTGCAGGAAGTCATCATTAAGATCCTGAGCACGGATGGCAGAGCCCGCAAAAAATTCGTTGCGGACTCCACTGTCAATATCCGTATCCCTAAAAATTCGTACGTTATTAGTACCACTCGGGGGAGCAGTAGTAAACGTAATTTCAGTTAGAGTTGAAAACGTGTAATCAGTGTCTTGAGTTTTTAAGGTACCTCCGACAGAAACTTTGACGTCGGATTCCTCTAGATATTCAAATGGGATTGTAAAGGTGAGGTCGGAACCGTCACCGTTGTAAAATACTTCAGTTGTAGCCATTACACATTTTAATGTTTAGGTTACGGGTGGTTATTTGTTGGTCATAGTCTGGACGTCAAACCTAGGGGCTTGACCCATCTTCTGATCAACTACGTTTCTACCAGCTTGGTAGATACGGGTTTGCAGATCGTCTTGCATTTCAAGAGGCAGTCGCAGTTCAGCAAGTTTCTTAGCTTCACGTGCAGCTGCATCAATGTTAATGTAAAGATTATCGAAGATCTTTTCATCAATATCTTTACCATCTTTCATACGCAAACCATGGATGGTATCACGCCACTCATCAGCGTCGTAGATATCCATAAGTCGGGCAATCTCATCTTTGAAATAACCATCCTTACCCATGATCTCAAATAGCTTGGCTTTTTCCTCAGCAGTGTACTTAACACCGTTCTCTGCTACGTTGAACACAGGACGGGTGTCGTACTCAATCTTCATCAAGAAATCAGCTTCAGGACGCTCACGACCTTCGTAAATTTTCATAGGCATAACCGCATTCCAACCACGAACAAACGGGTTTTCTGCGTAGCCTACCTTATTACCGTACAGCCAGTCATGCAGCTCTGGCAGCGCACCTTCTGGGTCAACAAGATCAGCCACACCATTCTTGTTACGAATGTGAGCAGCCAGTTCGTTTTCAACAACTTTCAGTGCAGGTGTTATGACACGACCCAAGTCACGCCGTACACCATGCAACGGTGCAAGCGGGCTCAAGAAGTTACCAGCCCACCGGGTTTGTGCACCCTGGTCACCACGCATCACGTCAAACATGGGTTCCATACCAGCAAACATATCCCGGCTGGTCAAAGACGCTGCAAGGATAAACCATGCTTTGTTAAGGAACAGGTCGGGTTCAGAGATGCTAGTAAAGTTATCCATAACGTCAACAGTAAATGCCATCCAGTCACCGACCGGACCAAGCCAGTCGTAGCTGTGCCAGTTACCGTCATCATCCATGTAAGTTTTCTTTTGATAACCTAGTTCTTGACGAACACGTTGACGATTAGGATCAAAGTGACCGTTACCACGGATTCTGCCAGCATTCCACAAACCAAAGGCACTCATAATAGCAGCAACGCCGATAGCTTTTTTACCACGCAGTTCTGCACGCAAACCGTCAAACTCAGCCTGGGTAGGCTTAAGACCACGAGGAGTCATCAGTTTGTCCAGCTCATCGGCAGTAAACCCTTCCATCGGTGTGTTCAATACAATCTTTTTGTAGTCATCCATAAACATGGTGACAGGACTGTAAGTACCGAAGGTAGACACAACGTTGGCACTGGTCTTAGGGAACAGTACAAACGGTTTCATCCAAGGGTTAGCTTTGATAAGATTGGTAAACGACCGGACACGTGGAGTGTCAAGGTTCAGCGCAATCTCACTGGTAGCGTAATCAACGTAGTCATTTTTAATCAGACCCTTGCTGTTAAACATAGAGTCGTAGTATTCCTTTGCCTTAGCTGCAAACTGTTCTTTGGTAGGTTTAGTGATACCTTCGTCAATGAACTCGTCGTATGCCAGCATGCGTGCACGACCGTTAGCCATGACAGCACGGGTAAAGCCGTCAAACGCAGACATAGCATTGGCACCAAACCTAAGGATAGGATTGTTACCCAGATCTTGTAAGGTCTCTGCAATTTCTAGCAGAGCTGCAGGTCCGTCTTCACCACGCTCAGACGCTGCATTAGCAAACGAACGAAGCAGTTCCATTGATTCTTCGTTACGTACAGCCAGGTCGTCACGGACCATATAGCTGACGCTGTTAGGATCTTTGGATGCCATGGTAAATACCTTACCCATGTGCTTAGTTCCTTTCATAAAGGAGTCTAGCACAGAGCTGTAGGCAACCCAACCACGCTTCATTTGACGTGCATCTAGACCGATTGCAGCACCACCAATGTGGGCAACAGGCTTGGCAATCATACCACCAACGTTACCGAACAATGCCTTAGCAGGTGTAGAGGCAGATGTCAGGATAGAGTTATAGTAGTTAGAATATAGACCTTGGACAATAGCGTTAGGAATATCAGGACGCTTGTCATATACTGCTTTTTGAATAGCAGGAAGGCTTTCTTTGATATACTCGTTGAGTTTACCCATGGTGTTAATGTCACCATCAGAGAACTCATAAGCCAGCCGCAGCGGATCAAAGAACTCAGGACGCTCATCAGCAACAGCTTTCAAAGTTTGAATGAAAGCCAGTGCTTCGTCGGCAGCCTCTTGCTGCATATCGTCTGCTGTTTTAGCAGCCTCTCGGGCAGCGTCAGCAACAGCTTCAGGGCTATTAGGATTACGTTTCCAAGTGTTAAGAAAGTTCAGCTTTTGACCACGCATCTTCTTAGCAAGACCAGTCTCCATGACGAGATAAGTCAGACGGTCAAAGATACGCTCTTGAGCCTGTTGGACTGCAAGAGTGCCTTCCATGTTACGTGCCTGCTCAGCAATGTCAGAAACCTGACCAGCCAAAGAATTAACAAGATATGCACGTGCCTTTTCAGCATCCATGTTGACATACTCATCAAGATATTTCTTGATAGCTTTCATGCCAGCATTAACGCCTTCATCAGTCAGTACAGCGGTCTTTTTACCGAGCCTAGTGTACTCTTCTTTGAACTCATTCATCATGAGTCTGAGCCAACCAGGATCAGCTTGTGGGTCAGTCAGCAGTTCAGCAATACGTGTGCCCGCAGCGTCGATCTCCTCAAAACCAATCTTAGCACCGTCAGGCAGAAAAGCATCATACTCACCGGCTTTACGAATCTGTTCTTGGACTGCTTCAATGATGGTACGCTTAGGCAGTTGGTCTGCTTCTAAGCCATACTTAAGTGCAGCTTCAGACACCATGCTACGGAGCCTGCCGTGAACAGTACCAGCGTTGTTCTGAATACGCACCTGGTCTACAGCAGCCCCTACAACACCCATGTCATCCACGCTACGCACTCCCACCTCATCAGGATGGAAAACGTCATGTACGCCCTTTGTAGCGTCTTCTGGCATAGGGTTCTTAGTCAGGGCAAGCTGACCAATTTCGTCCAATGCTTGCTCAGTTTTAGCTGTAGCAGCATCCATGTTAGCCATGAACTCTTGTGGATCAGTTTCTTCTGCACGGGCAAATGCCTTAGCAGCAGACTCATCCTTAAAGACGTAATCGGTAACAGAACGGGTACCACGGATAGCCCGACCTAATTTAACAAAGGCTTCAAGAAAACTAGATCCCATGCCAAGCATGATACCTTCGTTTCTATTCTTTTCTGCCCAGACGTCAGGTGATTCACCGTCAAGGGTTGCCCAGTCGCTAGGAATCCAACGATAAGTTTGAGGCCAACTCTTTTTAAAATAACCAGCAAGGTTATCGTCAACAGCGTTTAGCTTGTTAGTAGAGTCAACGTAGGCACCGACACCAGTGTCAACACCTAGCTCTGCCATCCACTTACCAGCACGTGAAGTGCTAGGAAAACGCTTAGCAACAGCAGCAGCAGGACCACGAGAGGTAGCTGCACCAACACCCATTTTAGCTCCTTTACGGAGCATCAGGAACGGAAGGATCATAGAGCTGAGATCACGGATGCTTTGAGCAACACCGTTCTCATACTGAGGTGCTTTACGAAGGTTAACGCCAGGAAGCTTGTTGATCTCATCTGCAAAGTAATCGTTCAGACCTCTTCCCGGAGCACCAAGAATGTCCAGCGTGGTGTCAATAAAACCTACAGACTCATTCTTACCGCTTTCAGTGCGAGGATCCTTAAGGTACATATCCTCACGCATCTTCTCTTGCTCGGTAGGACCGGCAGGTTCAGTTTGCGTAAGTTGTGGGGGAGGTTCATCTTGTACTTGAACTTCTGGATACAGCTTAGAAAGTGCATCAGAAATCTTAGCAGCGTCAAACCCTTGAGATTCTTCGAGTTGTTCAGGATCAACCTCTGTAGTTTCAGACTGTAGAGCCTGTTGCAGACCTTGTTGCAGGTCCGGCATTGTAATTTCTTCTAAGGGATCAAATTCCATTATCGAATGAACCTCAAGTAGTTACGGTTAATAGTTCCGGTATACGCGCCCCTACCTGTTTGACCAGCATAATGATAGAAATTACCACGTGGATCAAACATCGGATCGTTGTCAGGATCACGATTCCTCAGTTGAGATTGACCTTTGAAATCAGTCCGCCCTTCCAAAACCATGAGCATTCGAGCAATCTTTTTTTGCCCTTCAGGAGACGACAGTTTTTTAATCAACGCATCTTCATACCTAGCAGTCCTGTCACTGACAACAGCTGCATATTGACCAGGGCGACGGGCAATTTCATGCAGTGTCTTGCCAAACCGTCCATCAGACAAACGGTTAATAGCAGAAGCAGCCACAGCATACTCGTCATCGGTACCTCTTGCAGCTTCACCGGAAACAATAAAGGCAAGTTCACGGAAATCAGAAGCAGTCAAACCCTGCAGACCTTGGGGCTCACCACCTGGGAATACAGGCGCAACTGCAGGCATACCAGCACGGGTAGGCATTTGAGCAACTGGACCGTATTGACGGGTATCAGTGTACAAGTCACCGCCGATGCTTTGGATATGTTTTAGCCAACGGTTTTGTGAAGTCTTAGAGGCAGCACGTTGAAGGAAAGCTGGGGACTGCGGGACTTCACCTGGTTTAAGAATACCAAGACCCTGACCAGCAGCGATAGCAAGTTGCATAGGTTTAGTGATAATTCTACCAACAGAATCGTTGATAAGTTTCGAAGCACGCACTAACTCAGGATCAACAACACCGTTGTTTTGCCAGTTCGAAAGTATGTCACGTGTGCGTTCAGTAGTAAGTCCTAGTAATTGAGGTGTTTTAGCCACCTCAGTCAGGACACCTTGAGAGGTTTTAGCGTTAGCAGTCAGATTTGAAATATTGTTTTGGAACGATACTTCCTTTGCATCTGCTGCGTAAACTGGGAAGTTAGGGAAACTACCATTCTTCGGGTTTACATAGTATTGATGTTTCTCGTTTTTACTGTCCTTATCCCACTGTGACAAGGCAGCATCTCTGGCTTGGTCAGCAATGGCTTTAGGTGTCAGTTTTTGTTCAGGACTCAGTGCTTCGTTTTTCTCGATCAGCTCTGCGTACTTAGAATCAAAAATACGTTGGTAGTGTGCATTGACTTGTACTGCTTGACCCATGAGGTTACCCAAGGGGTCAACCATGGTCTTACGTACTGACGTACCGATAGTGGATTTAATCTCTTTAGAGTTAACAGTATACTCAGGTGACTTAACACGATCGACTTGCTTGTCTACCTTTTCACGGTACTCAGGACCGACCACAGGATGCGTGTAGTACTCAGCACTCTTACTGGCGTTACCGGTTGCCAAAGCGATCTCCGCATTGTTACGGAGTTCGTTCATCTCGTCAGCTCCATACGAAGCTACCCTTTGACCTTCATCAAGCAGCGTCATCAAATCCTTTTCAGGGATACCAAGCTCTGCTGCTTTCTGACGTACAACACCTTTAAACTCAACATACTCAGCAACAGTCTTAGGTTGCTCCAAGCTCTCTTTGTTAAAAGAAGCAATAGAGAAAACAAGATCCTGTTTGTCCCCTTTCAGTTTGTTAGCCAGGTATGTACGACGCTTGTCACGATAGGTACGCATCAGCAAAGCGGCTTGACGCGGAGCACGTTGCATAAAAGTCTGACCATCTTCGGTCTGAGCCTTCATGATAAACTCACCAATCGGAAACTCAGCACCGTTTTCAGCGGCGGTACCGATGTCACTAATCAGTCTGGCAAAAAACTCTTTTGGTGTATTAAGAAGGTTGATGCCTTTCTTATCGTACATGCTTGCAGCATTAGTTTGAAACTTACCTAAGGATTGAAGATCACCTTTTGCAAAGTCTTCAAACATAGCAGTGTAGCCAGCGTTGAACCGTTTGGTCCCGTCGTTAGCCCTAGTTTCACGCGAGTATGTTCTAGTGATTTTGGCGTCGGTTGTAAAACCAAGAGCCATTTCATCTTGAATCAGATCGTTGTTAGTATCTGCCAAAAGCTCATGCCCCATAAACGCTGTGCGTAGGTGAGACATAATTTGTTTGTGCTGGAAGTCAGGCAGATTCTTTTGGTTGATAGCAACCTTGACCATACCACCCTGACCATCCTCCACCATCACTTCAGTGTCGTTTGTTTCAAGTTGTGTTGTCATCCATTCAGGATACACATTTTGGAACATGTGACGGGCAGTACGTCGGCGTAAAGCAATCTCTCCGTGATTAGAGAAATTAAGGATACCACGAACAGTGTCGTAGTTATTGGTTTGAGCAGCTACCTCGGCAGCAGCGCCTTGGATCTGACCATCCCGTGCTTTTTCGTTCTGCTCGATCGCCATCAACTCCCCATTTTGAGGAATGAGACCTTGTTGTAGCATCTGATAATATCTATCATCAGCACGTGCCAGTTGAATAGCAACGTCTACTTCTTGAACAGCAGAAAGAGTTTTAACAGTCTCAGGCAGTAGCTCAGCAAACTGACCAATGACTTCACTTGTCGAAAGTTTCTTAGGCTGTTGACCATACAAAGCTTCAGCATTAAGCTGTCCGCTCTGTTCTAAGTTAGCAAAGCTACGTTGAATAGCTCCAAGATTTTGTTGCAGAGATGGGTTAGGATCAGGAAGCTGAAGTGGATCGAACTCTTTAGATCGAGCAGCTGACTGAAACTGAACCTCTGAAAGTTCCGGTAGTTTCATAGTTTATCCCGTAGGACTATTCTTTTACGATTTTCATTTTACGGAAAGCAGAGTCAGGGTTAAACGCAGTATCAAACTGTTTATACATACTGAGACCAGATTGAATACCACCCATAACCTTCATTGCAGTGTTGAAGAAACCACCGCCTTGGTTTTGAGTATAAGGAGGGATGTATCCACGTGGAGCCATCTCAGAGATAGGACCACCATCAATGATCGGTGCACTTGCAGAAACGTTAGCTTGAGCCAACGAACCACTGATACCACCAACATCACGTCCGTACTGGCGTTGTGCACTGACGACACTTTCAATAAACTTAGCGTTGTTACGACCGTAGTCGCCTAATGTTTTGATAGCCTTAGCCCGATCTGCGCTCCTCCCGTAGGATTCAGTAGCAGCAGCGTAGCCCTCAGCTTCCATAAGTTGACGCATCATACCTTCCTTTTGGAAAGCAAATGCCATCATCTGTTCACCAAATTTAGCTTGTTCAGTTTGAAACGAAGCGTTTGCTGCTGCAAAGTTTTCGTCAAACTGTTTGTAAACTTGCTCTACCTTGCGGTCAAAAGCCCGCTGACGGTATGCATTCATTATCTCAGTTTTACGCTGAGACAAAAGATTGTTGTAAGCTGCTGCGCCAATCTGTGCAGAACGATCTTGTACAGGTTTGCTACCGAACATCGACGCAACACCTTGAACAATGCCCAGTCCGGCGCTTATTGCTCCGATTGCCATAATGGTTTAGTCCAATAAAATTCTCTTAGATTTGTGCTGACATACCAGTCAGGATGCCATCGTCGCCACCTTGAAAACGTTTTCCATTGTTTTTCTGGATCGGCGCTAGTACAATCAATGAAGATCGTATCTCCTGCTGGTATCAGCCACCGCAATCTAAGGACTTCATTGAACCCACGTGGGATTGTTTTGAAGCCCTCAGTACCGGTCATAATCCTATTCAGACTACGATAGCGTCGATTACGTTTACCGTGATACCAGTCGTTTATCTGTCGTCGTGATTTACCTACAGCAAACCCGACTCTCCAGAGCACACCACCACTTGCAGAAGATTGCCAGGGTTCTAGAAACACTTTACATATATGCTTACCAACTGTGATAGTCGATGTAAGCAAACGGCGGCGTGGTCTGTAGGTCATGAGCGGCGGTAGAATCGACGGTTGTAGTTACCTTCCCAAACGATGTTTAGCAGACTGATTGGGAAAGGAGTATCTCCAATGATTTTGATGTTAACGTTTTCGTTCCGTTGATAAATAGGAACGTCGTGTAAAGCAGAAGCAGAAAGGTTGACGTTGTTCAATACGTAGGTATTAGGCAGCGTAACGTTAATAATGTTAGTCCACTCATCCTTACCTGTGATATCAACCTTGTAGGTGATAGGACCGCTAAGACCTGTAGAGACCTTAAGACGGTGTAGGATTAGATCAGAGGTAACGTCAGATACACTGCTTCGACCTTCAACCTGTGTAGGATACAGAGTAGGTAGCTCCAACTCCATGTCGTACACATATCCAATAATCAAGTCACGTCCACGGTAGTCACCGTTTAGCAGCACTTGATTGCTGGATATATCAGAGTCTTCAAAGTAAAACACCGAACCTTCGGACTCGCTGGTAGCAGAAATTGTATCACCGATATAAGTACCGATAGCCACAACTGCTAGCTTCTTACCAGTGATGTGATCAAAAGGCAAGTTAACAGTGGTCTTTTTAGTTGAAGTGCTGTAAGTTCTGTATGGGTTGACATTGAACATATCCAGACACACGTCTGTTTTCTCACCCGTAGGCAGAGTCAGGTAACCAGATTCACTGGCTTGTGTCAGGTCATAGGACGTCAGGTACACGTTACTGCCAGAGCTAGTAACAGCGTAAAAGGTAGTCTTATCGAAGAATTGTAAACGCAGATCACCAGTCAGTTGCCATTTGTACCAGGTCTGCACCCGGTTCTCACCTTGCATAAAGAACCTGTGCTGGTACACGGTGTTTGAACCTGATTTACCAAGAGACACAATAGACATAGCCGGTGAGGCTGTCATTGAATCGATATCACTTGGCACATACTCAGGCACGTTTGTAGTAGCCTCATCAATCGTAGCAGCTGCTTCTTTCTGCACGTTAAGCATCAAAAAGAGTTTACTGTATAGATTAGATTTACTAATAAATGCCTGAGTTGTGCCTACTGCTACGGCATCGATCTCTGCATCACACTCAAAAGTGCTGATGGTGTTGATCTTAGTTGTAGTAGGGCTGAGGATATCAGCATCAGTAGACAGGACAAACTGTTCGTTAGGACCAAACACCAGCAAACCAATGCTAGTAGCCAGCGTATAGTTCAGTGTAACAGGTCTGACAGAGGTAGCCTGAAGGTCAATAGGATCGTCAGGCGCAACGACTTGAGAGCTATTAGCAAAGAAGTTAAAGTAGTCACCAGCACGGCTCATGATCACTGCTTCGTTAGACAGCAGACCAAGGCGGTTACGGTAGAAGAACATGTTGCTGATCTTCTTACCGATAAAACTGGGGATAGGGTTAGTAGTGTCATCACCAACTAAACGGTCATCCCAAGTCACAGGTTCATACTTAAACACACCGTTTGCTTGACGAATCAACTGATGAGGCATGGTAGTCTCATCAATCTCAAATTCTAAACTAGGACCAATGGTCTCTTCCCATACACCAGGACCACGGGCTGCACTGTTAGTAGTCTGGAACTCAACGTAGATATCATCTGCAGTTACATCTCCACTGTTCGTCACACGAACTCTGTAACCATTCTCACATTGGTTAGGAAGACGAGATGCAAGGTTGATCTGATCTTGGAAAGCAAAGATACCTTCCTCTTGAGAAGAACCTGCAGTGCTGATAGTAAAGGAACTGGTACCAGTAATGTAGATACCGGGTCCAACTTGGGTGGCAGTAAACCCACTCAAAGCGTTGATTGAAGACGTTAAGGAAGCTGCAATAGTACCAGCGTCAGTAGTAGCACCTGCAACTGTATCAGGTGTACTGTGAGTTACGGTACTGCTGTTAAGGGTAACTGAATAGTCAGCGTTATACGCAACAACTCTAACTACAACAAATGCAACGTCAGGCACAGCTGCAGACGTAGTAGTCTTCATCGCTGTTGTCTTGTTTTTATTCAAGACAAAGGTATAGTCATTGATCGTGAGGATTTCAATGTCGTCAGGAGCAGCGTCTTTCAGGTAAGCATCTGGAGGGATGTTGGATGAACCAATATTACAAGCAGTTACTTCACTGTCGTAGTCACCTTTCTCAGTTGACTCAGTGCTAACAGCGTTGTCGTATGCAGTCTGAGCCGTACCCATGTTGGTGTTAGCAGTGCTCAGCTGGGTAGAGTTGTAAGCAGCAGCTACCTCTTTCTCTACTTCGTAGACACGGTAGCCATCACGTTTGAACCAAGGGTACTCATCTGTACGCTGATTGCCCAGGCTGTAACCAGAAGGCATAGCAGCACCTGCAGCGATCGAGCCAGCGTTAGTACCGTCATCTTTGACAATACGTTGACCGTTATCGATACGCTCTAGTACACCAGACTTCAACGACTCTTCGTAGTAACCATTCTTGTAGGTTACATCTACGTCAAACAGGTTAACTTTAGTAGTAGTCTGTCCGTCGTTAGTTTTGGTGTATGTTGCTTGCTTGGAATTTAGATCATTTAGTTTAGTATCTGTATCATCTTGGGCTGTGTTGTATACATCTAAATCTGATTTAAGATTTGTAATGTTACAACCACTAGGCTGTCCAGTAGCAGCAGTGGTACCCATGTCCACAGCACGAGGCTGTCCATCAATCAAACTCCAAATACGGAACTGTCCGTCAGTGGTGTCGTATTGACAGACATACTTTTCTTCTTCATCCCGAAGGATCGGAAACCAACGTCCACGAGCTTCGGCATTGTAAAGTTCTGCTTCAAATTTACCACCAGGTCGCTTAAGCAAACCAAGTGCATAGTCAGGGAATACGTTGGTAGCCTGTCTAACCTGCCCAGGAAACTTAAGTTTGTCCGGTTGTTGGGACACACCTAGGAGCAGGTTAGGGATCCTTTGGGAAATAGTGCTCATCGTGCAAGCGCGTTATACGGTTGATAATTGTTGTAATAGTTTTCTCCGTCACGCCAACCAAAGATGGTGTAATCACCTTGGTTGCAATCATACTCGATTGCAGTGGCACGGGTCATCATTTCTTGTTCTTGCAGTAGTTGGGAAAGCTGAGCTTCACCCACTGTTTTAATTGCAGACATCCTTGCAGCACGAGCCGTGATGTAATCTTGGATAGCTGGAGGGACGTCATCAAATGGATACAACCACACGATATCAGCTTTGATATCTTTCTTGAACTTGTAGGTGTGGTTGAGGCGGTCGTAGAGTTTGTTCCCACGTCGTACTACATCGTAGTCATCCAGATGCTCTTGTTGATTGGTATCAACTTGCAACGCATTGGTAGGATAAAGAATTTCTTCAGTTGTAGAATCAGGCTTAAGGGTGTATCCTCGTTCCTGATTAAACATCCATCCTTCAGATTGAACTTGTTTGTTGACTTCACGAATGGTCGTCAAGACAATAGCAACTTCAGGGTTCTGAAGATCTAGCGTGGTGACAGGAGCCTGTCCCACGGAGCTTAGGATTTGATTAACAGCATCCAGTTCGGTGGACGCAGCAAAGGTGACAGGCATAGTAGTAATAGATAAAAAAAAGGGGCACCCGAAGGTACCCCAAAATGAGATCAAAAAAAGATCAGAAGGCAGCGTTGCCGGTAGAACCAGGAGCAGCGCCGGCAATCAGCTCGACACAAGCAGCAGGGTTCAGGTAGTCAGCGCCCATGGCGAGACGACCCAGGATCACGTCGCCCTGGTAGATCACGGACACGTCACCGCTGGTGACTTGAACCTGAGGACCGATAGCTTCCACGCAAGCAGCACCTTCACGCTGGAAGATGAGGCCGCAGCTGTTAGCAAATTCGGTCTCTTCACCGTACTCGTTGTTGATACCGGTAACGTCGTTAGCGGCGTCTTCAACGGAGGGAGACACGAAGGAGCCGGTGTTGCCAGGATCGGTAACACCAGGGTTGGTAGCAGATCCAGTACCATACTTGGTACCATACTTGCTGAAGAACGGAATGTTCATCGACTTGTAGATCTTGATACCAGCGATCTCAACGATACCTTGACCCTTCTGACGAGCCATACCTTGCTCATCGCGGTTGATCAGACCGGAGTCGCCAACCTTTTGAATCAGCTCATAGTACTGGCGAGGGTTCAGAACACCCACGCGACCTTCGGAGCTGACGCCTTTCTCGTCCATAGCAGCAGCTGCGTCATAGAAAGCAGCAACCAGCTTGTCAGAATCATAGGCATCAGAAGCGTTAGCGGTAGCACCAACGCGGATCTGAGTACCACCGGGCTCAACGAAGTTGGACTTGGTGATAGGAGATGCAGCACGTGCACCGCGAGCGATAGCACGGAAGATCAGACGGTCATACTTCTCTGCGAGAGCGTAGCCGATCTTACGGCTGATCTCAGAACGCAGGTCGTAATGTGCGAGGGTCTCGTCCAGGTCGTAGACGAATGCGCTGGAGATCAGCAGGTCGTCAACGGTGACGGTCTTCTCGGCCACCGGAGGTGCACCGTCGCTGTTGCCAAGGATGGCGTTACCAGGAGTATGGTACTCAGCGGTGGTACGACCGGTGTAGATGAACTGCATAGACTTACCGTTGGTAAGCGTACGCTTGGTCACCAGGTCACGAGCGATAGCGTTGTACTCGAAACCTTTGAACATCTCACCGCTAAAAAGCTTGAGATACAGAGCGCGGGCGTCACCCGCGGAGTTAGCCTGACCAGGACGAGTCAGACTCGTGGTCAGAGTAGAAGATTGATGTGCCATTTTTAAGGAGTAAAGTTAATGAGACTTGCTCCCAAACGTTTGGAAATTTTTTGTTCAGTTTTTATTGTGGTCTATCCCACCGTCTAGACGGCAAAGGGTATCCTCGTAAGGGCCAATGCCAAGAGGAGCCGGGTCCGACTCTGAGGTGCCCGACTCCCAATATTACAGAAGACCTTTCAGGCACTTCTTTTGTTTACGACACTCAGGCTTTTGATCACCACAGTGTCCGCAACGCTTGAACACTTGTTCACCCGAAGACGGATGGTAAGGGACGGGCGTTGCCTTTGCGTTTGAAGATTGATGTTTTCTAGGCATTGATCATTTTTTATTATATGCCACACCGCGATACTTGAGCTTAGCGTTCCGGTTGCGTTCTTCACGCTCACGAAGACGTGCCATAAGTTCAACATCAGACATGGTGTTTACCTCCAAAGGAGATCCTGAGTCCCCGTTCCATGACTCAGGTAGCATGCGTCCCAAAGGGATGAACGGACGGGATTTAATTAAAAGAAACAGTTACTTCTTTTAATAAGCCATTTGCTTATTTAAAGTTAACCGATAGCAGGAGCAGTCAGAGCC